TCGGTAGAAGAAATCATTGACGACCAGCGCGGCTTTGCGGCCCAGGTGCTGTCGGACTCGCAGCAGGCGCTGCGCGACGTGAGCAACATGATCACGGGCATCGGCTACCTGCAGCCCGACCCGCAGCTGGACCCCATCGACCAGCCGCTGGAGCCGCCGGTGCTGCAGCCCGTGCCCGAGTTTGCCGGCGTGGACTTCCAGCTGCCCCAGGCTCCAGGCGCTGCGCCGCAGTTCCAGGACATCGGCCCCATCGACATCAGCGGGCTGCCGGTCGCCACAGCGGTGGTGCCCACCATCACGATGCCTTCGTCGCCGGCCCCGCTGGCGGACTTCTCCATCTCCGCGCCCTCGATCAACACCAGCTACGACTTCCCCGATCCGCCCGACCAGCTCATCAATCCCCTGATCGCCGAGCCGCAGATCCAGGACCGGGCAGCACCCGACAAGCCCACCATCGTGCTGCCGGTGTTCGATTCTGCTGCGCCCGTGTTCGATGCCGAAGCGCCCACGGATCTGGCCGCGCAGCTGGAGACCACCCAGCGCGGAGCCAGCGCCGCGATGATGTCGGTGCTGGACGGCCAGCTCGACGCCATGCTGGCCAGGTACTGCCCGCGCTACCACTCCAGCATGGAGACGATGGAGTTGCGCCTGTCCCAGCTGATGGCCGGCGGCTCCGGGTTCAGCGGCGATGTCGAGCGTGCGGTGATCGAGCGGGCGAAGGATCGCCATCTGGGCGAGTACCGGCGTGTGCGCGATGCGGCGTGGGCCGACGCTGCAGACCGGGGCTACACGCTGCCACCAGGCGCGCTGCTTTCCGCGGCTGCCAAGGCCCGCCAGGCGGCCGCCGACAACCTGGCTCGGGCCAATGTGGAGTTGGTCGTGAAGCAGGCCGAGATGGAGCAGACCAACCTGCAGTTTGCGATTAGCACCTCGATGAACCTGCGCCAGTCCGTGCTCGCTGCCATGCTCAGCTATCACGGCAACCTGGTGCAGATCAACGGACAGGCGCTCGAGCACGCCAAGGCCGTGGTGGGCATGGCCGTGGAGGCCTACAACATCGCGGTCAAGGCCTTTGGCGCCAAGTTGGAGGCCTGGCGTGCCCAGGTCGCGCTGTACGAGGTGCGGCTCAAGGGCGCGATGGCGGCCATCGACCTGTACAAGGCCGAGGTCGATGCGCTGCAGGCCCTGACCCAGGTGGACATGGCCAAGGTCAACGTCTACCGCGCCCGCATGGAGTCGCTGCAGTCCCTGGCGAACGTCTACCGCGCGCGCATCGACGCCATCGTCAGCCGGGCGGGGCTTGAGAAGCTCAAGCTGGAACTGTTCCAGGCCCAGGTGCAGACGCGCGCCACCGAGGTCCAGTCCAAGGCCACCGAGTGGACCGGCTACCGCGCCGCGCTGGAAGGCCAGGAGCTACAGGTGCGCGTGTACGACGCCCAGGTTCGGGCAGACGGCCAGACCGTCCAGACCTATCGCGCCGGCATCGACGCCAAGGTCGAGGTGGTGCGGGCCGCCGCGATCACCAACGACTCCCGGGCGCGCGTGCACGAAATGGCGCTGCGCGAGTACGGGCAGATCGTGGCCGCACGTGGCGAGCTGGCGCGCACCCAGCTGGAGGGTGACCGCCAGAAGCTCATGGCCTACCAGGCCCAGACCGCTGCGGCCGTCAGCTACGCGCAGATGGCAGCCACCTTCTATCGCTCCAAGGCGGATGTGAACGTGAGCTACGCCGATGCGCGCATGCGCGCCCAGACCGTGCAGCAGTCGAGCATGCAGAGCATGCAGGCCGCCATCACGCAACTTGCCGCCGCCAACGCCAACACGCACAGCCAGGTCGCGGGCCAGGCCATGGCCGGGCTGAACTCCGTGGCGATCAAGAGCAGCGACGGCTGACCGCCCCCGGCTAGGGTTCGCCCCCGAGCGCGCCCGCCGGGAAACTGCGGGGCATGACCAAGCCGGCCAATCTCAAACTGCAGATCTACCAGGGCGCGACCTTTCGCAAGCGCCTGCGCTGGCTCAACCCTGACCAGACCCCCATCGACCTGACGGGCTGCACTGCCCGCATGCAGGTGCGCGAGGAGGTGGAGTCCACGGCTGTCCTGCTGGAGCTGACCACAGAGAACGGCAGGATCGTCCTAGGGGGCACGGCCGGCACGGTGGAGCTGCTGGTTGATGCAGACACGACCGCAGCGATCACCTGGGACGGCGGGGCCTGGGACCTGGAGATCGTCCACCCTGGTGGCGAGGTGACACGCCTTGCCCAAGGCTCGCTCTGCGTGAGCCGGGAGGTCACCCGTGACTGATTTTCTGATCGTCCAAGAGGTCGAGATCCTGGCCGAAGAGGCTCAGGACTCGGTGCTGGTCGAGCAGGTCCAAGAAACCGAGATTGTTGAGCTGGGGCAGCAGGGGCCTCCCGGCCCTCAAGGCCCGCCCGGCGGCGGCGCTGGCGCGACCTACACCCACATCCAGAACGCTCCAGCAGCCGTCTGGACCGTTGCCCACAACCTGGGCCGCTACCCCTCCATCACCGTCGTGGACAACCTCGGCGGGCAGCTCTACCCCGATGTCCGCTACGTGGACGCCGACATCGTCCAGATCACCCACAGCGTGCCGCTGACCGGCCGCGCCTATTGCAACTGAGGGCCCAGCCATGAAGATCACGAACAACCTCGACGCCTCGGGCAACCGGGTCATCAACCTGGCCGACGCGGTCAACCCGCAGGATGCCGTCACGAAAGCCCAACTGGACGCGGCAGTGCAGGGCTACAAATGGAAGGAGCCGGCGCGCGCGGCCACCACGGCCAACATCACGCTGTCCGGTGCGCAAACCATCGACGGCGTGTCGATCATTGCCGGCGACCGGGTGCTTGTGAAGAACCAGACCACGGGCTCGGCCAATGGCGTCTACCTGGCCGCTGCCGGTGCCTGGACCCGGGCCACGGACTTCGATGCCGCCAGCGAGGTGCTGGGCGCCGCGGTCTTCGTCTCCGAGGGCACGACACAGGGCAACCAGGTCTGGCTGATGACCACGGACGCACCGATCACCATCGGCACCACGGCGCTGACCTTTGCCCAGGTCGGTGGCGGTGCAAGCTACACGGCAGGACTGGGCATCAGCATCAGTGCCGGCGTCATCGCGGTGGATACGGGCGTAGTGGCGCGCAAGGCCTCGGCCACTGTGGGAGACGGCACGGCCACGACCATCACCGTGACCCACAGCCTCAACACGCAGGACGTGGTGGTCAGCGTGCGCGAGACCTCGACGAACGCTGGCGTGCTGTGCGACTGGGTCGCCAACGGCGTGAACACGGTGCAGCTGACCTTCGCTGTCGCGCCGAGCACCGGCCAGTACCGGGCCACCATCACGGGCTGATTCCATGAAGCACGTCGGCCGCCGCACAGATGGCAAGGACATCGCATCCCAGGATCAGCTCGTTTTCCGCGAACTGCTCACCGCCGCGCGCACCTACTACGTCCGCACCGATGGCAGCGACAGCAACACCGGGCTGAGCAATACGGCGGGCGGGGCGTTCGCCACTGTGCAGAAAGCAGTGGACACCATTGCGAACCTCGACCTTGGCACCCAGCAAGCGACGATCCAGGTTGCAGACGGCGCATATGCTCCGTTTGAATTGCGCTCCTGTGTGGGGGCATTGGCACCTCGAATCGTAGGCAACACAACCACCCCCGCAAATGTGCTGATCAGTGCTACTGCGGCGAGCGTCAATGCCGTGCGTGCCGTGAATGCGGGAGCTTGGGCGCTGGGTGGACTGAAACTGCAGGCGACGGGATCGGGTGCTTCCGGCCTTCGAGCGGAAGGCAGAACCACGGTGACGTTCAGTGATTTCACCGAATTTGGCGCCTGCGCAAGTCGGCACGTCTTCTCGCGCGGTGGCGCTGCCGTGTACATCGTGGCAAACACGCGCATCACAGGTGCCGCTCAGACCTTCTTCGAAGCGGCCTACGCCGGGGCATATTTCGAATATGTTGGCGGTTACACATGCACGATTGTCGGCACGCCAGTTGCTGGATATGCCACCGTGGTTGCCGGGCTCTGCTCTGTCGTCGTTATCAATGCAATCACGTTCTCCGGCAGTGCCACAGGCATTCGATATGCAGTCGGCACGAATTCCGTGATTCAGACCTTCGGGTCTGGCGCCAATTACTTCCCTGGTGATGCTGCTGGAACGAATGATGGATCGGGCGTCTACTCGTGACCTATCAGCTCTCGCAAGACGCCGGGCACGTCTACCTCTGGACTGACGGTGTACGCGCCACGATTCCTCTGGTCTCGGCGCCAGAGTTCCCTCCCAGCCCTGACGCTGTCGCATACTGCGCCTGGCTCGCGGCCGGCGGCGTGCCGCTACCTGCCGAACTGCGGCCGGCAGCTGAGATTGCGGCTGGCTTGCGTTTGGCCCTCGCCGCCGAGTACCGGCGCCGCATTCAGGTGATCGCCGCAGGCTACCCGCTGAGCGAGCGGGAGAGCTGGCCGGTCCAGACGGAAGAGGCGCGGGCACTTGAAGCGGACCCTGCTGCGGCCACGCCGTGGATCGATGCAGCAGCGCTGGCGCGCGGGCTGGACCGCCTGGTGCTGGCCGATCGCATCCGGGCCAAGGATGACGCATACCGCCAAGTGCACGGCCTGCTGACGGGCACCCGACAGCGCATCGAAGACCAGATCGACGCTGTGGCCAACGACGCTCTAGCCCTGTCCCAGATCGATGTCGCGGCCGGCTGGCCTGCGGCCCCCGTGTAGGGTTCGCCAGCGCGGCCCGGCCCCGGAATCATCGGGGCCATGAAGAAATACCTCGTATCCCTGCTCGCGCTGATGGGCATCCACCAGCACCTGAGCGCCGAGCAGCGGCAGGACATTGCCGGCGCCATCATGCAGGCCACGCCGGGCGCCGCCGCGACTGGGGTGTTCAAGGTCTGGGGTCTGCCGTTGAGCGACTGGCTCGTCGTGGCGTCCCTGGCCTTCATTGCGCTGCAGGCCGGCTATCTGGTCTGGAAGTGGCGTCAGGACTATCAGCGCGCCCAGCAGAGGCAGCGCCTCGCGCGCCTGGCTGGGCTGAAGCCGGAGCCAGAAACGGATTGGGGGGCGCCATGAGCAAGGTTCCCGCATTCCTGTCCAGTCGGCTCGCGACCCTGGCCATCCTCGCCGGCCTGGGCGGCACGGGGGCATACATGGCCCAGCAGACCAGCGACGAGGCCCTGCGCGACCAGTACGTGCAGACCGTGGCGGCAGATCCGAGCACCAGCAACGCGGTCAAGGTGGCCATGGTGCTGGGCCAGTTCTACGAGTCCTCGGGCAAGCACATCGGCACGCCCTATATCGACAAGCTGGGCGCGGGCAGCCGCTCACGGTGTGCAACGGCATCACCGGCCCCGACGTGGTGGCCGGGCGCTGGTACAGCCCCTCAGACTGCTACTACCTGGAGCGCGGGCGCTACTTGGCCGCTGAGCGCGAGGCGCGCAGCCTGTTCACCCGCTGGCCCAGCTACGACCCGTTCGTCCAAGGCCAGTTCATCGACTTCGTGCACAACAAGGGCGCGGCCAACCTGAGCACCAGCACGCTGCTGCGCATGGCCAATGCCGGCGACTTGGCCGGCGCTTGCCGAGAGAACCCGCGCTGGAACAGGGGAACTGTGGCCGGCGTGTCTACCGTGTTGCCGGGCCTGCAACTGCGCGGAGATGCCAACGCCGAGATCTGTCTGGAATGGAGGGCTGCCTCATGAACACACTCGTTGACTCGCTCATAGACACGCTGCTCTTTTTCGCTCTTCCAGGTGTTGTTGGCGTTGGGCTGGGATTGGCGATTTGCTGGGCCTCAGGGTTGCTATGAGCCCGGCCCTCTTCACTCACCTCGCGGCAGCAGCCGTGGCCGCCGTGCTGGCATGGCAGTTCCAGGGCGCGCGCCTGGGCGCCGAGCTGGCCGAGGCCCGGCTGGAGACCACCACCCAGCAGCTGGCCACCAGTACGGCCCAGCGCGCGGCCGACGCCCGCGTGCGCAGCGCTGAGCAGGCCATGAACACGAAATACCAAGGAGCTCTCAATGCCGCCCGTGACCGCGAGGCGCTGCTGCGCCGTGATCTTGACCAGCTGCGCGCTGTCTCTGACGGCCTGCGCGAGCAATCCGCAGATGCCTCCCGCCGACTTGCCAGCGCTCCCCCCTCCGCCGTCCTTGAGTACGCCTCTGCCCTCGGAGTCGTATTTGAAGACTGCCGCGCAGCGTATGGGGACATGGCAGCAAAGGCTGCAGGGCACGCAGCTGATGTCCAAACCCTCGTCTCCGCCTGGCCCCTGATCCCGAGCCTGCCGTTGAAATAAAAAAGCCACCCGAAGGTGGCCTGGATTATTCGTGCTTCAGTTTTAGTAGGTTGAGTAAGCCCACCAGCCGTAGTTGCTTAGTCCCATATAGCCTCCGCCATTTGCGTTTGTCCTTGCAAATTCTGCATCTAGATGGAGCATTCCCAATTTATAATTCGCTGGATTTGTAGAGAGAGGTGTGCATTTCTTTTCTCCGAAATTTTGAGGTAATTTGCAATCGTCAATTTTTGAGATTGCAGTGTTTATATCTTCAAGCGCCTTCTTGATTTGGGCGTAAGAGACAGTGAATGCAAACCACTTCCAGCCGCTCCATGGTTGGTTTGTCGAGGTCGCCGATCCAGGAACCATTGTCGAGTAGGTTGTTCCTTGGTTAAATGAGGATCCAACAATATAGGACGCGGTCGCCACGTCTTCGCCGATTGACTGTACTGGAGCTGGTCCATTGTTTCCGGATGGATAGTCAAACGCCCAATGCGCGAACCAGATGTATCGATTAAATGGATCCGTCATGTCCTGTAGCGTGAATGATGGGCCCGCGTGTGCTCTGGCGCTACCCTCGACGGCTACGCTGGGGATTTGAAGCATCATTGAAAAATTGAATACGCTAGAGGCTCCCCGAGAGAAAGGGCGGTAGTCTACTCCGGAAAATGCATATCCCAGATTTGCCCCCATAATGTTTCGATGACTTATAATAAGTCTTCCATTTTCATATGTATCTGGTGTGTATGGAATGCCGTAGGCGTTAAGCATTGCACCAAATCTTGGCGATAAAACGCCTCCATCCAAAACATCGTGCATTGAGACGGCTGTACCGCCGTAGCTGGCCCCGGGTTTACTACGCTGATAATTTTGGAGAGGGGTGGGTACGGGTAATCCTGTAAAATCACCCAAGTTCCAGCCGGAGAATGCTACACCGGGATGATTGGCTGGCGTTCCATCAGAAGATCCGGTTGAATTATCAACGGACCAAACCGGCTTGTTGAATTTATCCGCAGGATAGTAAGTCGTATTAAACATAGTTTTCCCATCTATGTCTCCGATTGGCTGGCTGACGTAAAAATAATCAGTTCCAGCATATGCCAAAGTAACCGATGTTAAGGCAATAAAAAATGCTAGTCTTTTCAT